CAGACGCAAGCCGACGAGGTGCTCACTCAGTGGTTGCAGTCGCGCGCCGGTTCGATGGGCGCGCCGGCGCTGATGACCGGCGGGGCGAAGCTCACATCGGTTCAGCAGATGACACCCAAAGACCTCGCGTTGCTCGAGCTCGCCCAGTGGAACGAATCGCGGATCGCGATCGCGTTGGGCGTGCCGCCGTTCCTTCTCGGCCTACCGTCGGGCGGCGATTCGATGACGTACTCGAACGTGTCGGCGCTGTTCGATTTCCACGACCGCGCGTCGATACGTCCAAAGGTGGTCGCGGTCATGTCGGCCCTGTCGAACTGGGCGCTGCCTCGCGGGCAGTGTGTCGAGCTGAACCGTGACGAGTACACCCGGCCGGCACTCGCCGAGCGGGCGACGGCTTACGCCACGTTGCACGGCATCGTCGACCCCGACGGCACGTCGGCGCTGTCGGCGGCCGAGATACGTGCGATGGAACGCTTCCACGGCGAACCGTCAGCGGCAGCTCTCACAGGAGGCGACGCCGGTGCATATTGAGTTTCGTCAAGCGCGTACGGGAGCGGTTGATTTCGCCGAGCGCACGATCGAAGTGCGGGTGATTCCGTACAACGAGGAGATTGAGGTCGACGATCACGGGAAGTTGATGCGCGAACGGGTGGATCCTGGCGCATTCAAGGGAATCGATCCGAAGGCGACGCGTATCACGGTGAATCGTGACCATCAGTACGACCGCACGGTCGGCCGCATCGTCGAGTTGCGTGAAGAACCGGACGGCGCGGTCGGTGTCACGAAGATCTCCAAGACACTGCTCGGCGACGAGACGCTGCAGCTCGCCGAAGATCGGGTGTTGGGCGCGTCGGTCGGAATGATGGTTGCCCGTTCGGGGATGGAGATTCGTAACGGGCTACGTCGCATCTTCCGCATCGACGTGCTCGACCATGTCGCGCTGCTCCCGAATCCCGCGTATGCGGGAGCGGAGGTGCTCGACGTTCGCGAGGCGGCTGAGCCTGTCACTGATGTGGCGATGCCGAACCTTGAAGAAGTCCTGTCTATCGACGGGATCTATGACCTCATCCGAGGTCGAGGCGCTATGGCGCAGGAGGGAAAACCGTAATGGCCGAATATGTCCAACAGTCCGACGCCATGATCGATCGCCTCGAGCGTGAGCTGCAGGAGCGCAGCGCGTTCATCCAGGGGACCATCGGTTCAGCGCAGGACGGCAACGGGCGCGATCTCACCGACAACGAGAAGGAACTTGTCATGTCGGCGAAGACTCGCGTCGATCAGATCAGCGATCAGCTCGAGATGCTGCGCGCTGCCAGCCGTGCAACGACCGACGCGCGTCATCGCATCACCGAGCTGTCCCATGAGATGGAGACGCTGCGCCGCAACGTCGACACGGGTCCTGTCGAGTACCGGTCGGCTGGTTCGTACATCCTCGACACGTGGTCGGCGGCGATCGGTGACCGGCCGGCGAGGGAACGGCTCGACATGTTCCTTCGTACTGCCGCCCATCAGAAGACGTCCGACAACCTGGGCATCATCCCCGACCCGATCCTCGGGCCGGTGCTCAATTTCATCGACTCGGCGCGGCCGCTGGTCACGTTCGACGGTCCGCAGCTGATGACCAACGCGACGTTCTACCGTCCGAAGGTCACCCAGCACACCACGGTCGCGAAGCAAGGTTCCGCTGGTGCGGCAGCCGATGAAAAGTCGGAGCTGTCGTCGCAGAAGATGACCATCTCCCGTATCACGGGCACCGCGGTCACCTACGGCGGCTACGTCAACGTGTCCCGTCAGAACATGGACTTCTCGAGCCCGCAGATCATGGACACCGTCATCAACGACCTCGCCGCCCAGTACGCGATCGCAACCGAGGCGGCGTTCGGTGCGGCGCTGATCGCTTCGTCGAACACGATCGAGCTTGCCCCGGTCGCAACCGGCACGAATCCGTCCGCAACAGAGGCGACCACCGCCCTGTGGGCGGCGGTGGCTGCCGTGTACACGGCGGTCAAGGGGCAGGGTCGGGTCGCGTTGGCGGTCTCGCCGGGCAAGCTGTCCGCGTGGGCGTCGCTGTTCGCTCCGGTGAACCCGACCAACGCACAATCGACCGGGTTCCGCGCTGGCGACTTCGGCCAGGGCGTCATCGGTCAGATCTCCGGCATCCCGGTCATCATGTCGGCGGGCATCGCCGGCGCCGCCACCGACTTCGGTGTCGTGTTCTCCACCGCCGCGATCGAGTCCTATGAGCAGCGGGTCGGCTCGCTGCAAGCAGTTGAGCCGTCGGTGCTCGGCGTGCAGGTCGCGTACGCCGGCTACTTCACTCCGCTCGTCGTCGAGACGGGTGGCATCCAGAGAATCACGAACGTCACGTGATCGTCTGGCCTGATGGTTCAGTAACGGGTTCGGTGAACGTCGCCGAGCTCGAGGAGATCGAGAAGGCTCGTAAGGGCATGTCCGCCAAGAAGCTCGCCGCGATCGGTCCTGTCGAATCGTTGGCGCAGCTTCTCGCGGGCCCGCCCGACGAGCCGAAGCCCGAACCGGAGTCGGGGCCCGAGGCGCCTGAGGCGGCGCCAGAGGCCCCGGCGACCAAGAAGGGGAGCTGATGGCCACATCCACACGCAAAGCCGACTATCTCAGCCGCAACCTGACGAACGGCACGCCGGGCACCACCGACCCCGTGACGGACTACCTAGGCCGCAACACGGCGTCGACGACCGACTACACCGGCCGTCTGTTGACGGTGCTGACGTGGCCGGGTGCGGTCGCGATGGCGCTCGGCGAGCAGTATTGGGTGGTCGGCGGGTATCTGGTCGTGACGACCGCGGGCACGGCCGCGGCGGGCGCGCCGACGATCCCCGGCACGATCGGCGGCACCGTCGCGTCGAACACCGTCACGCTCACCCGCTGGCGATAGTTGACCAGTGACCATCACGAACGGCTACGCCACCCAGCTCGAGGCGAAGCAATGGCTGAACATGGCCGACGCCAGCCTCGACGACCTGATGGTCGACAACTTGGTCACGGCGGCATCACGCGCGGTGGACGGCTACTGCGGTCGGTACTTCTACCCCGACCAGGCCGCCACCGCGCGCACGTTCCTGACGACCGCCGCCTACACGGCGGCTATCGACGACGTGTGGGATACCGCGACCGCCGTCGTCAAGACTGACAGCGGCCAGGACGGCACGTACGAGACGACGCTCACCGTGTCGACTCAGTACATCTTCGAGCCCGTGAACGGGGTTGTGGCCGGTGTCGGCGGCTGGCCGGCGACGAGAGTGACCCTGGTCGGCGGGACGCTGTTCCCGACGGCCACCTACGGCCGTCCTCAGCTGCAGGTCACGGCAAAGTGGGGGTGGGCGGCGGTGCCGGCACCGGTGAAGCAGGCGACGTTGCAGGTTGTCGGCGAGCTCTGGAAGCGGAAGGACGCGCCGTTTGGCGTGCTCGGCGGCCAAGAGTTCGGGACGATCTACCTATCGCCTGATGCGATGCGGTCGGTCGGGTCGCTGCTGGCGCCATACGGGCGAGCGAGTTCGACGGTCGGCGCGTTGGCGTGAACCTCAGCGACATACGCGCCGGGCTCGAGGCGAACCTGTCAGCCGTCAACGGTGTGAACGTCTACGCCGAATGGCCGGACACGCCGAACTTCCCCGCGGTGTGCATCGTGTCGGGCGAGCCGTACATCGAACCTCACGTGACGTTCAACGTCTCCCACATCTCGAAGGTGAATCTGATTGTGGCGGTGATCGTGTCGAAGTTGCCCGACGTGGCACGCGCGCAACGCGCGCTCGACGAGCTGCTGTCTTACGACCTGCCGAACGCGGTGACGACGGACGTGACGCTTGGCGGCGAATCGGAGTCGGTCGTGTGGCGGGAAACGTCAGGGTTGAAGGAGATCGTCATCGCTGGCGTGTCCTATCTCGGGCACGAGATGTCGGTTGAGGTCTACGCGCGGCACGGGAGTAGCTGATGGCTGTCCAGGCATTCACGAACGCGTCTGTTCTCATCGGTGACCTCGACGCGTCACCGTTCACGAACAAAGTCTCCTCACAGGTCACGGTCGAGATGCTGGATGGGACGGTGTGCGGTACCGGCGGGTTCCGCTCATATGCGCCGGGCATGCGGAACGGCGAGCTGTCCGCCGAAGGGTTTGCCGACTATGCGGTCGGCGGAACCTTCGAGAAGATCAGCACCGGCGACGGCGGCACGTCGACGCTCATGTCTATGGCGCCGATCGCGCCGGGTGCGACGTTGACGGCTGGTGATCCGTGTTGCTTCATGCGGGGCCCGCTCGACCAGATGACGGTCGGCCCTGACGGCGAA